CTATCACCCCATTCAGTGTTTAGGTATTCACCACTCTCAGGGTCATAGCCACCAAACATTCCTTGGTATTTTTGCATTTGACTCTGGTCCATTGCCCAGTCAGCTTGTTGATTTGCTGTTCCCTGTGCTTTCTTTGCTTGTTTACTGCCTAAAATTCCTCCTAATGCAGTAGCTCCTAATTGAATCATCCATGGTGCCATTACTTATCTCCTATTATATTCATTAACTGGTACTGTGACCATTAGTTACTATCGCTGTTCCTGCGGAGCCACCTGAGCCACCTCCACCACTGTGTTCATTACCACTACCACTACCACCACCAGAGCCTGAAGCACCTGCTGCTCCACCTGAGCCACCTGAAGCTCCATATGCCCATCCAGAACCGCTTCCTGCTTGTGCGCCTACACCACCACCACCAGCTCCAGAAACTGTTCCTGCACTACCGTTAGCAGACTGTCTTGCACATCCAGAACCACTACACTCATTCCATCTTGAGCCACCGGCACCGTAGGATTGACCACCGCCACCTCCACCACCACCAGCACGGTCACGGTCAGAGAATGATTGGTCGGATTGAGCACCACCTCCGCCACCTCCACCTCCACCACCGCCTTTGATAGTGCTGCTACCACTTAATATTATATTCTTTTCTAAGTATAAACCAGCACCGCCAGTACCTCCACTTCCACCATTACCGCTGCCAGATTGACCACCATTACCACCAGTACCACCTGCACCATATATGTAACCATTGTTAACAATAGTTAGTACACCATTTACACCACTACCAGTTCTTAAAGCTGGAGTGCCTGTAGAGTTTGAGTACACATACACACCTGCATTAATAGTTACTAACACATCTCCTAACTTTTGTTCAGTGTTTAAAACAGCATCTAAATCTAATTGATTTGTATTACTAGAAATAACTAAACTATAAGAGCGTTGAAAGAAAGGCTTCCAAGCACCACCTTGTTTAACACTTCCTGTTAGAACTGATTTCCAAGTACCGCCCTGCTTAACTTCCATTGCAGTTACAGTTTTAAAAGTTCCAGCTTGTTTTACTTTAGTAGTTGGCATTAGCTTACTTGATAATGTATGTCACCATCAGAGCCACCAGAAGCTGCTCCTGTGCTTATTGTTCTAGTTCCATAACCGTTAGAGCCAGCACCTGTTTCAGCAGGATTGTTAGCTGTAATTGCAGAAGTTGTAAATTGTGTTGTAGCCACTTGTGTTGTGTTAGTTCCAGCACTAGCAGTTGTTGCAGCAAATGCTTGTGTAGCACTACCTGCTAAATTAGCTTTAGAGTTAACCGCAGTCTTAACTGCAAGAAACTCAGTATTAAAGTCACCACCACTGACTACTTTGTCTGGGTCTGAATCCGCTAATGAATCCTTACCTGACCAAGCTATCTGTAAATTATAATCACTCATCGTATTTTCCCTTGTTTTGCCCAAATAGTTATATTTTGTAAAGAAGCTTTAAACCCTTTTACTGTTTGTATTACCTGTAGTCTAACAACCTTGGCTGCTTTTGACATAGAAACTTTATATTCCGTTGGCTGAAAAGCAGGAGCATACTTAGCACTTGCATATTTACCAATACCCCACAAAGAATTTACTCCACCTGTTGTTGGGTCTAATGTAAAGTTAGCTGAGGTAGGATTAATATTATAATCTCTAAACCAGTTTAATGTTACGTTCATATTTTTACCACCAGACCATATACCTAAGAATCTTTTTAGGAACTTAGAAATTCCTGGTTGTTCAAAGTCTAGCCAAGTAGTTTTAAAATCTGACTGATAAGTATTATCTATGTCTTGAAAACATTTACTTGTTCCTGATTCCCATGTGTGACCAGCAGCTGTACATACTGTTTGATTAGCATATGCAGCAGTAACATCTAGTTTTTCTACATCATAGTAATCATCATAGATTGCTACTCTTCCTTCATAATCTAAAGCTCCTAAACCAAGATATAAATTAGTGTCCGTAGATAAAAAAGACCTAGGATTTTTCTTACTTTCAAAGTTCCAAGTAGTTATACGAGGTACACCGTCAGGAGTTTGAGATTTAAAATCAAATACATAAACAATATTCTTATCAGGAAAGCCAAGGAGGTAAGAGCCAGTTGATAAATCATACTGAGCTTTTACTGAAGCCATGTTACCTGTAACAATGTTTGTTCTTACTTCATCTTTAACTGCAAGACTTAAATCTGTTAATGGCATCTTGTCCTGTACCATTGTACGACTTAATGAACGAACACCTGATGCACTTAGGAATACAATGTCATCACCAATTAACTGTATTGAATCTCTAGCGACACAACCCACACCTTCAATAACTTCATTTAAACGGAAGGTACTATTAGAAGTAAGGGCTACATCCCATGGTCCATCATAGACAACAATGTTATGCTTACCAAAGATAACAAGCTTACCCATGAAAGAGTTTATTGATACTATCTCATCACCTGCCCATACACCTTTTAAATCAATAGAGCCTGAAGAGCCTCCGTGGAATTTATGACCAATAAGTAAATCAGAATAATAAACAACATCTCTATTTTCACCAATATTTCCTACCCATAATCTACCATACTCACCAAGTAAACAAGATGGTGTAAACGTAGTAACGCCAGCAGGAGATGCATAACTAGCTACATCTTCTAAGTCTAACCAAGCAGAGCCACTATAATTAATAGGTTTGTTACCTGCTTGTGCTCCGTAGAATTGATTGTTAAAGTTTGTAAACTGCCAATTGCCATCAGTCTTAGTTGTACCACCTGCAAAAGATTGTACATCCAAAGTATAAGGAGTATTAGATATATTTATTTTATAAACATTAGCCCCAGCTCCAGCAAATAAAGTTGTAGCACCAGTTGCACTTCTATACTCACCTAATGATTTAACAGTTAATGTATTAGTTGTGGGTTTACCATCAGTTAAGGTACCAGTCCATACATTATTTGTTATTTGTTTAATTCCTTTTCTTGTACTAACACGACCTTTCTCATCTAACATAATATTGTTAGCTGTTGTTAACCATTGAGGAGGTAAACTTGCAGCCGATGACTGTCTGTTTAATCCATATACACCAATGGAGTCTAGTACAAGGGGCTGTAGTGGCTTAGCTGCCATACCAAACTACCTCACTTGAGTGTCTACCTACGTCCTGTTGAATAGCATCTGATAATGCTTGTTGATATTGCATCTGTGCCATGTCTGATAATGTTCCTCCGTCCTCACCACGTTCAGCGATAGCTCTCGCCCATACCCCCATTATAACAGGAAACTCTGGACATGTCAAGGCTGTTGTTGCATTTGTTAAATCATCTTGTGCATCAACCATGTAGAAATCAATTGGATAAACCGCATTAGGAGTAGGGTAAATCTGTGCTTGTAGTATTCCACTAGCTACTGAATTAATAGAATAATAACTAGGAGGACCTGAAGTATTTCCATTAGGATATTCTGTAGACCTAATCCAAGAATCAGGAACTGATTGTAACATATTTCCTTGACCTTGAGCCTGTACTGAAAGCATCCTACTACGTTGCGTTGAGCCAGCTAAAGCATAACTCTTTGTATTAGCTACAGTATTTACTGTTATTAAAGTTCTTAATGAAGTCCAATCCCAAGCATCTTCTACTTCTCTTTTAACTTCGTTAACAAAGTCGCCAATAAGAACTTGATAGTCTGAAGGACCAACAGCATCTATTAAGTCTCCTGACCAATCAGAAGCTATGCTATCTTCTCTTAACCTACGTAACACTGAATTTATAATTTGTCTATATGTCATATTTATCCTTTAGCTAATTGTGCTCCGAAGTAGAACTCTATAATAATTGTGGTCCATCTAAAAACAGAATCTAGCTTTAACAAGCCTTCAACTGTAACATATTCTATTTTGTCAGGCGTTAATTCTAAACCAAAGAAACTAAAGCCTTCTATAACTGTTGGTATTACAGTTGGAACATCTAAAAATACTGGTGCTACTTGTGTAAATATTATAATACCTAGCAGTACAAATATAATTACTCTTCTATTAAGAGCTGCCCATGGTGACTCATTCCTTGCTGCTTTCCTTGCTGAGTCTATCTGACCAGCCTTAGCACTTAAAGCTTCTAACTGTAGTTTCTGTAGGTCCGTAGAAGCCTGTGACTTTATAGCCACTAATTTCATTACAAAACCAATAAGGATAGGAGCTATGTTTGTAAATAAACTTATCATAATAAACTTATTGCTTCTATGATTCCTATCTGTCCAATTAAATACCAAGCAAATGCACCAAACACTCCCCATTTAATTTGAAGTAAGGAAGTATTTATTTTCTGTATACATAAATTAGTATTTTCAATTCGACCAAACAACTTGCCTATCTGTGAGTCATGTTTGTCGAGTTGAAGTTGCATCCTACTTAGTTTTTCATCCATTATTTATTTAGTCCTATAGCACTGCCAGTAAGTATGGCTCCAAAAGCAAGATGAAATAATCCTCCACCCATAAGAGTGAAAGGTGAATGTTGTCCTGTTAGTTTTTTCATAAGCTCCATTTGTACTAATGTGTCCTCTGTTGCATTTATTATTTCCATAAACTGACTAATGTCCGGTCTGTTAATTCCATACCAAACTGGTACAAAAAGAAAGTCGTAAAAACAAATCAATAAATATAAAATTAAAGCTGTCCATCTCCATCGTAGCGTGCTTGTTTCTATTTCTGTCATTTAGATACAAGGTGGTGTACACCTTAAAGCATCAGCACCTAACCAAACAGCTACAACTAAAGCAAGTATAGTACATCCAATAAGTATAGCTACTCCTTTAGTCATTTTTTTTACCTAAAGGGGTAAAACTTA